CCAATGGCGGAGTAATGTTTCAAGCGCAATTTTCAACCCTGCTGACGACTGGTAGATATGTGAATCTAGAAACGACGCTACCTCATGCTAGTGGAACTTATAAATTAACAACAGTTACTCACGAACTTTCTTCATGGGTTGAGGGCGGCCCATGGCATTCGATTTGTATCGCGAACAAAAAAATAGACGGGTAGGGTAATGGCTGAGAATCTTTTTACTCCAACATCTCCACAAACTAATGATGCGGAATCGCTGGCTTTCATATTTAAAAAATTACTGTCAGGGGCTTCGTTTATTGATCTTGTTGTGGTGAATGCCATTCGCGGAACGGCGCCGAATCTGGTTGTTGATGTCACCCCGCTGGTGACGCAGGTCGACCCCACGGGGGCAATGATACCAAATTCCATCATTTACAACATTCCGGTGTGGCGTCTGCAACGTGGCAACAGCGCCGTAATTATGGACCCGGTAGTTGGTGACATTGGCATCATCGCATCCTGTGATCGGGATAACAGCATAGTTCGGGCCAACAGAAAGCAATCAGTACCAGGCAGCAAACGGACGCACAGCAAGACTGATGCGATCTACTTTGGCGGCGTACTGAATAACCAACCGACGCAGTACGTACAGTTCGCTGATAACGCCATAAACATCGTTTCTCCGGGCAATGTCAATGTGAACTGCAACACGGCAAACATCACTGCGCCAGGGGGCGTAAACGTCACAACGCCTCTGATGCACGTTACCGGGAATATTACAGCCGGCGGCAACATTACCGACAACAGCGGAACACAGGGCGCCTCGCTGAAAGCTCTTCGTGATGCCTATGACGCTCACAATCACCCGGTCCAGAACGTACAGAGCGGATCTTCAACCAGAACATCTGACGGCCCGAGCATAACCGTATGAGCTACTACAAAACGCTGAAACTGGATACAGATACCTGGGATTTGATGCTGGATGGTCAGGGGAACATTGCGATCGCCACCGACAGTGAAGCGGTCGCGCAGGATGTAGCCAGCGCCTGTCTGGTGTTTTACGGCGAATGCTATTTCGATAACACCCTGGGTATTCCGTGGAAACAAAACGTCCTCGGCAAATCACCGACGCCGGGTTACATCGCGCAGAAGATGCAGAACGAAGCAAAAAAACTCGCGATTGTGGATCAGGCTGTGGCCGGTGTTTTCTTTGATAAAAACACCCGGAAAACAACCGGCACAATTCGCGTCACTGATATTTACGGGAACGCTGCACAGGCAAACTTATGACGACATTAACCACTTCTGTTCCTGACGTAACCATTACGGAAACGGGGATAGCCGTTCCGGACGTGGCTGATATTTTATCCGGGCGCCTGACTGACATTAACACCG